TACTCTCCTTTTGTAAAGGTTTAATCTTTTTTGTTCTAGGGAAATACACATTTCCCTACATATATTATACTACATACTATAAAATAAAAATAGAATAATATAAAAAAATATTGACTTTTCTTAGATATTTAGATATAATCAAGATACCACCCCTTAGTCTGCTGAAAAGCCACTAAGGGTTTTTATATTAAAAACACCCCATAAGGGGTGTTTTATTTCGTGTGAAATGTTATTTCTTTTTCGTTAGTTTTGCCATAGCAATGATACCTGCACCACCTGATGACAACGCTCCAACGATACCACCAGTTAAGCCAGCTTGGGTATAACCGATACCGTATGAGGCAATCACAGCTGAGCCGATAAGTAGCAAATCACCGAATAGATATAGTCCAAGTCGCACTGGTTTTGGAATTAACTCTTTAAGTTCGTTGAACTGTTCATCTTCGTTCAAAGCTTCAATTGCTTTAACTGCTTCTTGTTTACTGTCTTCTAACACTTTTAGTTCCTCCTTTGTAAATGGTCGTTCATTGATTTTTGGTAGTTCATTAGTTTTTTCTGCCACCTTTTCCTCCTTAACTTCTGGTTTAGGTTCTTCTTTCTTTGGTTCTGCTTGTTTAAAGGTATCGATTTCGATAGGTTTAGGTTCTTCCTCAACTTCTGGTTTAGGTTGTTCAACTGGTGCTAGTTGTGGCACTGCTTGTGGTGCTGGTGCTGGTGTTGGTCGGTTTTCAATTCTTGTGCCAAATTCACCTGCTGGAATTTCAGTTGCTGGTGTCAATTCCACCCAAACATCAATTCCGCCACGGTTGATTTTAGCGAACCACATATTATCATTTTGAACCACTTCTTGAGCTACGAAAGCTCCCTCGATTTTTACGCTATCGCCAGTGTTGATTTCACCACCAATTCGATAACCCTCATTATCAACTTTTACTAGCCAATCTGCTGGAACACCGTTCTCTTCCCAAGTAAAACCAACTGGGCAAAGTTCATTTATTCGAACTTCTTTGCGACCGTCATTGATGTGTGTTTCAACAACTGTAAATGTTTGGTTAAACTTGAAGTGTGAACCGATATTGATTACATCATCAATCTTTTCAACATATGGTGCTGGTGCTGGTGCATTTTGCGGTTTGCCAGTATATCTAAAAATTGTTAGATATTGAACGTTGTTAATTCCAGCTAGCCAGTCATGATTATCAATATGAATACCGTTATAACCGTATGAACAGTGAATAATATTATCGCTGTCAATGTAAATTCCAACGTGCCCGTTAGCACCTGCTGTCTGTCCTTGCTTACCCCAAAGGAATATATCACCCCTTTGTGTTGGAATATAATCATTTGCGTCTGCCTCAATCCGTTGAAAACCAAACTTTGGTAAATCTACAAATAATGTTTCAGTATTACCAATGCGGAAACCTTGTGGTAAAATTCCAGCATAAATCAATGAATGATACACGGCTGACGAACAGTCGAAAGCACCTGTTTCGCCGTTTCTGTGTATCATTGAATAAGTGACTTTACCTTGCCGTTGTGCAAACCATTCAATTGCTCTATCCATTTTTCTTCCTTTCTTTTTTTAATCTATCTTTAATAATTTTATCTTCATATTCTTCTCGCCAAGTTTTAATTAGATTGTCTATATAACCATTACCTCCACTTTCTTTATATCTTTCAAACGCTCGTTCGATTTCATCGACCTTTTCAGGTTGGGTGTTTATCATAATTAAGATTTCATTTCTTATACCATTGCGAGTATTAGTTATACCAATTTCTTCAACCTTTTCAATCTTTTGTTCTAAACAATCTAATCGCTTATCAACTTTATTAAACTGTTCTTGTAAAGATATACTTAATACCTTTTTAGCATTTTGCCATAGGAGTTTTAATCCAACTATTAGACCACTGATACCGCCAACTGTTGCTACTATTTCTTGAATTGTTATATGCATAATATTTTTATTTTTCTTTTATATTCCTCTCTATATCTATTATAAAACATCTAAAAAAAACAGTCCATATTTCAGGACTATTTTTCCGATAAAATGAACAAACTAACAACTTTTAAAAGATTTACCCTTAAAACTTGTGGAGCAACGGAGTGGAATTGAACCACTGTAAAAGGTTTTGCAGACCTTTGTCTAAGCCACTCGACCACCGTTGCAAGTTAGGGGAAGAAAACAAATTAACATTAAAGGAGTGTTTAACCCAAAACCAAATGAAATGAAAATTTCTCTTTAAATGTAAAAACAATAAAAAGTCTTATAACTGCGAAGATAGAAAAAACTTCCCCCACTACAATTATATCATATAAAATAAAAAAGAGATATAACATCTCTTTTAATCAAAAGTCCAAATTCGTAATTCCCATTCTTTCCAATGTTTCTTAAATACTTGAATAACAGCATATCTGACTGAACTTTCATTAGCGACAAACCATAGGTCATTATCATTAAATCTAATCGCACGGATTAGAAACCTTTGGTTTTTCTTCAGAGGCATATATCTAAACTTATGCTTTTCGACTAACACTGACCGTTCAAGTAAAACTTTACGAGCTGGACAAGAGTTTAAATGTGCTGGTGGCTCAATATATAGTGCTCTCATTTTAATCACCTCGTTTCTATATTGAGTTGCCTACTACCATTATATCATAAAAAAGCACCTATATTTCAAGGTGCTTTTGTTTTATTCTGCTTTAATTCCTCGACCAGCTTCTGGACTATAAACTTGCCGTTCGCCACCGTTAAAATATTCGGTTTGGAGCAACGCTCGCTCGACATTAGCAAGTGTCATATCGCCAGTTGGAGCTACTGGAACAGAGATACGCTTGATACTAAAATCCGCTGAACCACTGCCCTCTGCCTTAGCTTTTAGCTCCTTTTGCCGTGGTAAGGAGCTTGAATAACTCGCTACCATAGCTGTTCCTTTTTCTTGTCCGAAAACAATTTGATAGCTTTCAACCTCATGCCAAGACATTGGCACACTTCGGTCATCATAAATCATTTTTGATATTGCCATTTTATTTTTCCTTTCTTTTTTATAATGTGTTAGATATATATGCTCCAGAGCCGTGATATTCATTATAACCAGTCGTTCCAGTGTATTGGACATCGCCATTTGGGGAGAACTTAAACACGCCATTACCAACATTTGCGTAATTATTGATTAGTGTAATAGAGAGTGATGTTTCATATGCTGGGCGATATTTTTCTGGAATTACTCCGCTCATTGTGCCAGTTCCACGATTACCAACATAAACTGTATGCCAATATACAACTTGACCAATCTTGAACACATTTATGTTTTGACCCCAGCCTACACCGAACGAATAAGCAATCGTATCTGAGTTGAAGTTTGCTAATTTTTTAGTATTTGCGTCAACTTTAGTTTTCAAATCTCGAACACCATTAGTATTTGCGTCAACTGAAGCTGCTAAACCTTGATACTTGTTATCGACATATTCCTTATTGACATTTGGTCGCACGCTATTGATTTGACTTTCCACCCAACGCTTGTTAGCTACATCTTGCGGTTGAGTAGGGTCTGGAACATTCGCTACTCGTAAATTATTGACATTCAAGTTCTTATAGAATGTAGTATTATTATTGTCAATGCGGAACATATTCTGATTATCAGTTTTGTTCCAAACACCGAATGCTCCATTGCCGTCTGAGAAGAACTCATATTTTTTTCCGCCTGGGTAATCGAGATATAGGCTAGCTGAACCAGAACCATTTCCAGGGGTAATTGTTAATCCAGAAAGAGTTCGAGCTTTAGAATTAAGATTTGCTTCTGTCAAGATACCAGCTGGTAGAGTTGGAATAGCTGTTTTATCAGCTTTACCATTTTCCAAAGCCGTAATCTTATTTCTTAGCTCTGTATCGTTATAAGTAGGAGCAGAAGCATTATCACCTCTTTCACCTTTTTCACCTCTAACTGAAGCCGTTTCAAAAACTTGGTTATTAGTTAGTGTAATCCTTAGTCCATAGTTATTTGCGAGTTCAATATTCTTGATACCAATACCTTGGATACCTTGAATACCGTCGTGTCCGTTAGCACCGTTTTCACCTTTATCACCTTTTTGCCCTTTAAGGCTAGCGAGCCATTCTTCTTTTGTGCCAGTAAAGCCACTTTCACGAGCAATCTCATAAGCTGATTTACCGTTTGCTCCGTCAGTGGCTCTTCGTAGGCTTTCCAATTTGGTTTTTAGCTCAGTTGTAAAATCATTACTTGAAAGCCCTTTACCGTTTTCTTTTCGAACGAAAGTATCTTTTTCACGGTCGTAATCAGCTTTCAAAACATAACCAGATAGGTTAGCATTTGTCGCACCAATCTTTTGTAAGCGTCCACTAACTAGCACATAAATTTCGTAAGGTTCACTTGTTCCCACAAGATACATACTGCTGCCGTCGTAAGGCTTTGGAATATCTTGAACTGTATTATAAGTGCCTTTAAATTTAGAAGTATTAACATTATCAATTAAACGATTGATTTCTTCCTTGCTATAAATCTGGTTTGGTTTAACAAAATTATTTTCATTAAAGCCTAATCCAGTCAGAGTGATTTGAACATCCCCCTCTAAACCGTTAACACTATTCACACGATTGCGTTGAGCATTAAATTCAATATCTTCCAGCTTAGCTTTATCTTCATTAGTAAAGTCGTTTGAACTTAATCCTTTACCAGTAATCTTGCTGACCTTATCTCGGAACAAACGCTGAACAGCCTCTTGATGAAGTGCCAACATTTCATCTTGAGCAAGATTATCACTTTTAAGTTTTCGAATATCATTAGCAGCCGCTTCAGTATCAAAGGTTTCAATCTTTTCAACTGCTCGTGCTAATTTTGGTGTATCTGAGATAACTGCCGTTGTGCCAGTTGATTGGTCAACAGCTAATAAATCGCTACCGCTTTTGACTTCATAAAGTGGCATTTTCTGCGGTTCGACACATTCACATTGCTGTCGTTTTAAGCATTCTTCATTAACACACTTAGCCATTATTTATCTTCCTTTCTATCCATTTTAAAACCATCATTCAAACCACGCACCATTGTTTGAAGATTTTTCACGCTGGTGGTGATTTGACCAAGCTTACTTAAAGCAAGCTCGGTCTTCCCAGCTGAAAGTGCGGTTTGAGCAGATGTTGTATGATTAACTACTTCATTAACTAACCAGTTCAATATTTCTTTATCAGTATTGCCTGCTCGCAACGCTCTCAACATTTCTTCGTTATACATTTAAATCTCCATTCGTTATTGAACCAGCACTGGCTGGGTCAAGTCCTTGGGTATTAGGAACTGCCTCATCACCGATATTCTTCAAGATTTTCGTTTCATTACTGTTATCAACGGTCGCTGGGTCTTGTTTATATTCTGGAATTTGTTGCTCTGCCGAACCACCAGTAGTATCGTATGGGTTATTCTGAGCTTCGGCTTGGGTCATATCACCATTTAAATAATTCAGATAATCTTCGGTCGTTGGTGTGGTTTGACCACTTTCTGCCAACTGCTGATTTTCAGCTTGGAATTGTGCCACATCTTCTGGTGTCATATAAGCGTTCAACATATTGCTAATTCGCTCATTTGGATATTGACTGACCACATCTTGTTCAAGCTGTAATTCCTTAGCGTGGTTCTGAGCTTGAAGTTGAGCCGTATCCAGTGCTTGCTGATTGATTGGTGTAGTTATCATTTCTTTGATTTCAGCTCGTGTGAAGAGATTTCCAAAGGCGATTGACAACATCTTTGGCACGAATACCTCTTGATTGATATATTGATTATTAACACCGATATTCAACAATTGGCTCGCCATTAGTGCTTTTTGCTGGCGTTCTTGTTCGATTTCAGATTTCAAGCGAACATTTAGCACAGCGTCTAATGCTAATTTCTCAACTGGCACAGTTTCCAATTCGCCATCGAGCTGAACCTTAATCGTTTTATCACTGTTATATTTAACCAATAGCAGATTGACCACTCGAATGATTTCCGCAAAGCCGATTTCTAAATTATGAATTAAAGCGTTATGTCCAGAAGCCACCGCTCCTTGGTTTGCCGAAACTTCCTTGGCACTGGCTCGGTCGCCAATCATCATTGCCATATCAATCTGCGAATAAGCGTTCATCGCCTCTTTAATGCGTTGCTCTCGTTCTTGAATACGGCTATCAAGGAATGAGGGGTCATATTGCTTGTTCAAGAAACCAACCGTGCCATCCATTCCAGAAACACCGACACCAGAAATGTTCGCACTGGTGGTTAGGAGCGCCAAGTCGTATTCCGAACCATATGGGGTCATTGTTCCAGCAATGTTTTCATTGTGCTTTTTCAAGCTCATAATTGAACACAACTCGTCGAAGTCGTCCATATACATATCCAGTGGGGTAATTGGGTATGGATAATTTGGCACAATCTTATATGGAATTTCAATGATTGGTGATTTAATCCGTTTAAGTAGTTCAGTTGGAATTACTTCATAAGCCGTTTCGGTTTCAACCTTAGTGGCAACTTCGAGGTCTTTTTCAACCTTATCAATGATAAACTTGCGGTTCACAACGGTAAATCTATCACCAGTAGTCAAGTCCCAGATGTAGCTAATCTCAACATCTTCACCTTGATATTTCTGTTTTTCTTTACCCTCTGGGGTGAAAGCATTTGAAGTATATTTCTCGCCAATATAACAGCTACTGATAATCTGGTTCATACTGCGAACTTCTTGTTCGTTGAACATACTGCTCTTGATATTCGGATTATTCATTAAGTCCTGAATATTTTTAGCGTGAATCTTCGCCTCATTGATTGTCTTCATAAAGCCACGCTTAAACTCAACCTCTTTTTCAAGGTCTTGCCAAGAAATCATTTTATGAAAGCCAATGTAGCGTGGTGATGTTCGGCGATAACGAATTGGGTCAAGAATAATATTGCTGAGCGAAATCAACTCAACTTCAATATCCTTAGTTTCTTTATTGAATGTTGGATAATAATATGTCGCACCATACAACATCAACTCTCGCACCGAAGTATCTCGGAGCTTATCCAAGCCATACATATAATAAATCTGCTCATCTGCTAATGCCAACATCTGTTCCAGATTGGTATCCAATACTTGGGTCTTATCCAAGATTTGGGTTTCAAATTGTCCAATTCCACCAGAAAGCTGGTTGACATTTGTTTCAACCGTTTTAAAGACAATATCATTTTTACCGTCTGGGATTAGCTCGCCAGCACACTTGATACTATCAATCGTTTCTTGCGAAACACCCCTTTGGAGTGCTTGCTTGACATCGAACTTTTGAGCCAAATCACGATAGGTATTCCGACTGGGAATATGATTATAAGCTGACTGGTTCCGACCAGCTTGTTTAATTCGTGGAAGAAGTGCTTTTTTACTTTCTTCAATCCATTGAAGCACATAACCATATTCCGCATTTGGGTCTATGTAAGTCATTATTTAATCCTTTTTTTATTTTAATATTTACGCGTAGACATTAAAACTGTCCTACTTATATTATACTATTTTTAAGGATTTTATGCTATTTATTGGAGATTAAGTACACTATTTCTCAATATTCTTAAACAGATTATCTGGCAGTGTTAAAGCCCAGTTGACTAACCCCATTACGAGGTCATCGTGATACGGTGTGCCATCTGGCTTATTACCACAAGCTTGGGCTTTACGGCTGCCACCTTTTCCAACATAATTAAAGTGGAGCAACTCTTGGAGCGTTTCTTCATCTTTCGGCATATACTTGCCCAAATTCATTAAGCTTTTGAGCCTTTCAATTCCCTTAGCTTTACTTGAAACAGTCATCTTCGTGCCAACTGCCTTGTATGGATTGTTGCGATTATATCGTTTCGCATCAAAATAGAAATTACTATAACCACGATTACGGAGCAATGTTATCAACAGCTCCCCTCGGTTATTCTCAACATTTATCCGTGCGGTATTATAATACTTCCCTAAAGCATATGCCAATTCCGCAATATCTTCTGGTTCATTCTTTGACACATACACAGCTTGGTCTTCGAGGGTGATTTTATCCAGCACTCGCACCGAAGTGTTATCGGCTTCTTCCCCACCAAAAGCTGGGTCAATTACCATTTCATATTTTCGACCAAGGATTGGCTTTTGATAAATCGCAATGTCCCATTCATTGCCATTCACAATCTTCCCCTCTGGGGTATAAGTCGCATAACCGATTGGCTCAATCTTTTCTTTCTTCATTTCTTCCAGTAGCAACGATGTCGAGAAGACTGGGCTATCGCTGGAAACAAACGGCTCTTGCCAGTTGCTTGGAAACTCTTGTCGCATTGCCGAAAGGTCACTTCCTTTTTTCGTAATCAAGTGGTTGCGATACCACGCTAATTTCGGAAGTCGGAGATGTTCTGGGATTTCCCACTTATCCATTTCTTTGAGTATCTCTTGTTCATATTTAGTCAAGGTTTCTTTGAAGTTAGGGGAGGGTTTTGCGATATATTCCTCCATTAAGAACCAAGGGAGGAATAAAAACTCCATTTCTGGATTATTCTGTGCCTCGACCACACGGTCATAAAACTCATTGATTCCGTTCGCAGTCGAGACATAAACCAACATCGACAGCCCATTATTCGGAACCGAAGACACAGCACCTTTCTCAATAACCCCCACATTCTTATAAAACGCTACCTCATCGAGTATAATCGCTTGTGCTGTTCCACCACGGCCACTCTCACCACTCATCGCCGTATGATAACGAACTGTATTATTTCTCTTCTGCCCCTTAAAGCCAATACATCTAATCTTCCGTTCGCTCTTATTAAACTGAAAATCCCCAAAGAAAGTCGGGTGGAGCATTTCAATCATTGGCAACATCTTATCACTGGTGATTTCTTCCACAATACTACCAAGGTGGAGGAAGTGTTTCATATTGAGTGAGGCATACTCTTTATTATTAAACTTAATCAAGATATACAACTCCAAGGCTAAAAGCACGGTCGTGTATCCCATCTGCCGTGCTTTCAAAATCACCAGAGTGATTGGTCTAGGTTTCGGAGCAAAGATATATTTGAGCAGTAGATTAGCAAAGATTGTCTGAGCCTTATTTAATCTGAGCGGCACAATCTTACCGTTCTTATCATAAATACTCAAACACCTTTCACAGAAATACCCGAAATCACTCAACGCTCGGAGCGTTTCTTCCTTGGTGAGCGGTGGTCGCCGAATTGTATTCTTAACCAGTTTTGCCATAATGCTTAATCTTTCTGTTCGTTATTGTTTAATTGTTTAGCTCTTCGTTCTCTTAATTCTTTAAGTGTCATCTTCTTATTAGCTTCGGCTTTCTTTGGAGTAGTTGTAATCTTTTGTCGTGCTTTTCTAGCTTGCTCTTTCTTTTCTTTTTCAACATCAGCTTGGACAAGGGTGTCGACATAGCTATTAACTTCTTTAAAGAACGCAAAATTAACCAATCGTAATGAACGGGTGAACATCTGTTCAACCATTTGAGCTTGTTGTTCTCTTGTAAGGTTCTGACTAAGTGGCGACCCCAGTGCTTGCTCAATCGACACCAGATAAGGTTCGATTGCTTTATCTGTTAGCTCTTTTAATTTATCGAATGTAAAATAATTGTTCATAGGGGGTTATTCCTTTCTATTAGATTATTCAATTGGTTCTGCTTGCTCAAAGAGGTATGCCACCTCTTTGGGCTTGGTGGTTAGGATTGTTTCAATATCTTGGGTCATAATAATATGTTTACCAATTTCTGGAAAGATAAACACCTTATCCGAACCAGCGTTAGGTCTTTGAAGATAATCGAGAACTTTACATTGTTCAGCTAGTTCTTTGAGTTTGGGACTTTGGCGTAGCTCGTAAATTCTTTTATGTTCCCAATACAAACGATAAAAGCTAGGTGGTGTTATATCTGGAAATTCACGCTTTTGATACTCTTCCAACAACAGCTGGACTTTCCGTTCCAGATAATATTTAGCGTTGCCACAATTACAAGTGATTGCGATTATATTCATATCCATAGTTAGTTCCTCTTCCTTTCAGTCAGCCCACCTTACGGTGGTTTCTTGTTTTTTTATTAGCTATTAAAGATTTCGTCCCACATATCTTTATCATCATCATTCTGCTGGTTGAGTGCTAGCTCAGCTTTCGCCAGTGCCTCTTTCATAGCTTGGAAAGTCTTGATTTGAGTATTGACCAAAGCCACATAATGACTAATTTTCATATTGGGGTCTTGGAGCAATTCTTCAATCAGCTTATCAGTATGTTGAAGTGATTTAGCAACCGCAATCACAGCTTGGTCAGCGAGGGAAATCGAGTTAGCTCGCATTCTGGCTTGGAGCATTATCAGCACGCTATCAATTCGCTCACGATACTTGGCATTCGCCTCGACTTCTCTCAGCTGTTCAACTGTGGGGACAAACCCAAAGGCTTGTTTAAAACACTGTTCTGGTTGTAAATCACCAGAAAGCACCAGCTCCGCATAGGTCTGGATTTGGTCATCAGTGGGCATATTAGTTTTCGCAAGTTGATTATTCATATATATATTATAACATTTTTGCGGATATTAAAAAACCTTGGTGGCTCAAATGAACAGACCAAGGCGATGTAATTATATTATAACAATTTCTTACTCTAAAATCAATCAAAAAGATAGAACAAAATAATTTATATTCTTAATTCTATCACCCCTTTATAATTTTATTTTATACCAGCTATAATTTATAGTACAAGGTAATACCCCCCCATTCACTCCACAAAGTCGTTCAGCGTTGCTAAAAAGAATATGATATATGGTCTGGGGTCTCTGCCCCGTCGCATTTTTTAAAATGCTTTTAAAGCATTCTATTTATGCTTAAAGTTATCCACAGCTTTTTCCACATCCCTTATTTTTTTATTATTTTTCTTTATTTTTTATTAAAAAAGTATTAAAAAAGTATTGATTTTTATAATAAGGTATGCTATAATAGTATTACAATCAAATGATAAAGATTGTAAAAACATATTAAGCATATTAAAAAATCATTACCATAAAGCTTTTTTACATTAAGCGGGCGAGCTAAAAATTTATATAGTAGTAGCTAAACGCCTTACAAAATACGCTTATAATTAAAAAAGTATTAAAAAAGTATTGATTTTTAAAATAAGATGTGCTATAATGGTATTACAATCGAAAAGCAATGATTGTAAAAAATATTAAAGTAAAGTAAAGGTAAAGGTATAAAATGAATAAAAAAACTACTACTTCAAAAACTATTGCTAACCGTAAAAAAATGGTGGAAGAAAAAAACCCAAATGTTAAACTTAAGCAACAAATTAAAGAGCTTAAAAAAGAAATTTTAAAGAATAAAGTTCAAGCAATAGCGGATTATATCAAAGGAAGGATTTAAGATGATTGATAATAAAGATATTAAAGATTTAGCAAATTGGGTGATTGATATTTAAAGAGCAGGGTGGATGCGAAATAGTTTTGCCAGATATACCAGTATTTTTCAGCAATGAAGAATTACAATATAAATTAGAATATGAAATTATAAAAACATTACAAGAATGGGGTGAATTTAAAGAATATGAAGAAAATTACAAAATAATTTATTAGATGAAATAATAATGGGGGGGGGCGGAATAAACGCCCCTTACCATAAAGAGATGAAAGGATAAATAGTTATGATTATAAATGATAAAACTTTAAAAGCATTAAAAGAGCAATTAGAAACTATACAAGAAAATGGAATTTATAATGTGGGATTTTTCTTTGGAATTTTTAAAGAGATACCAGCAGATGAACTATTATATTATGCCGAAAAAGCTATACAAGATGGACTAGTCGATTACAGAATTAAAGACGAAACTTTAAAAGATATTGCTTTACAAGCTTATATAGATGATTTAAACCCCGATGATGAAGATTGCTTAAAAGAATTTTCATTTATCTGTAAATACTTTTTAAGCTATAACGCTTTTAAAAAAATATACGAAGCAGCAGAATAAATTAAAGGGGCGAAATATAAAGCCCCTTACACTTTTACATCATTACACCAGCAGCTAGGTTACCTTTACTATTATAAAATCATTGCTTAACACTTATCAAAATATCTAGCTGTTGGTGATATGGTGTAAAGGTTTTTAAATTTATAAATTTGTTTTGTTTTGAACTACTTAAGCAACACCACCGCCATTGGGGGGCGGTTTTTTTATATCACTATCACCAAAGCAAAAAATAAAAAAATAAAAAAAATCTAGAACCGAAAAGGTGAACATATAAGCGTCGCATAATGTGTATTGTGCGACATATTAAAATAACTATAAAAAGGTATAAATACTCATAAAAAGTTTTAAACGAGCATACAGAGCAAATACGGGCGTCATATAAGATTTTAAGATATACATAAAGTTATATGAAAATAAAATAATTATAAAAAAGTATATAAAAAGTATTGACTTTTATAATATGGTGTGCTATAATGGAAACATAATCAGATGATGATTAAAAACAACATAACAATAATAATGAAAGGCAAAACTATGGCTAAAAATGTTTATACACTACAACATTACAAATTGATAATTGACAACAAAGAGGTTTGGCTGTTCGAAGTGCGAGCATACTCAACAGATTGGAATGCTTTATATTATTTTGGCGAAGGTATTTGCAAAGGATTAAAACCCTGCATTGAAGAACTTCAGATTAGTAGAAAAGAAGCTATTAAGCGTAAAAAAGAAATGGAAGAATATATGCTAAAAACTGGTCGAGAGATATATGACCAAAATAAACACGGTTTGTTAAGTATTGACTATACTTGGGTGTATGATGAAATAGAGCGTGCTTATGTTGGAAAATTAAAGGAGCAATAAAATGAAATATATTTATACAATGCGAGAATATAAACTAAAAATCAATGATAAGACTGTATGGTATTTTAGAGTACAAGGCTATAAAGTTGGCTACAGCTTATTAAGTGCTTATGAGGCAAATAAAAAAGCTGGAATGCTTTTACCTTGCGTAGAATATTTTTTGGAAAGCAAAACATCTGGTATATCTAAAATCGCTGGATTACAGAATATGGTAAAAGAAAATGGTGATGAAGTATATGATATTGATGTTCACGGCTTATTAAACAATTATGATTGGGAATATGACGAAGAGACTAAAACAAATATTGGGACATTAAAGGAGCAATAAAATGAATGAAGAATTATTAACCGACCGAAATATTTTAACATATGAGTTTTTAACAGATAGATTATTAGATTATAAACCCGAAGAAGTATTTTTGTTTTTTAGTCACGATAACGGTTATGTTATTGAAAGAGTATATTTTGATAACTTATACAAAAGAACTGAAGAGATTGGCGATAGTAATATTATTGAAGTGAGTAAAATTGCAATAGGACTAACGAGATTTGCTGAAGATTTTTTATATGGACTAGTAAACAGTGAAGATAATGATATTGATATAGCATATCTGGATTGTCTGAATGGTAAAAGAAAAGAATTTAAAAGGGAAGAATAACTAGACAAAAGCACCAGTATTGGTGCTTTTTTAGTTTGGTATCAAAAAACATCAACATCACCAACATAATCAAAAGCTATCACTATCATCAAAATCAAAACAATAGAAAATAAAAAAGTGAAAATGGAAAAATATTTTTTCAAAAAATCAAAGGAAAAAAATAAACAATATTGTGCGACATATAAGGTTTTTAGAAAGAATGATAAATATATCAAAAGTAAAATGAAAAGCTCATAGGAGTGATTTTAAGCGTGTTAGAATACTGGAAGAGATAAAAGCTTATAGAAAAATCCAACTTCGTTGTATTATAACATAAGCATAATCCAGTCCAGTCGGCACCACGCGAGTGGGCTACTCACACAATAGTTCAGAAAAAGGTGTTTAAAAAGATATTTTGTGGAGCTTTTGTATCAACACCAGCATAAACAAGTGTGCGAAGCACAAAAAAACAGCTGGTTGGTATCAAAAAAGCAACTAGTCCAAATACAAATAGCCAAAAGCAGTGGGTTCCGTAAACAAGTATGGGGGTTTCTGACACAAAAAGGGCTTATACAGTAGGAATAACAGCTGATTAGTATCAATCTTTGAAAAAGTAGCCCCAAATCAGCTGGTTTCCTACTATACTATACTTCTTTTATATACCCCACCTCTATAAACTATTTTACAATTCTTACTGCTTCGCAGTATCCGTATGTAAATCGAAAATATGGGATTTTAGGGCTACCTTTTGGTTTTGAACGCAAATCAAGCCTTAAAACACTTTTTTCAAATTTGTCAAATGGCTTGAAAACTGTTCAAATAACAGAGGTCAAAATGCTTCTGGTTATTCTGGAACCACTACCTTGTATTACATAGTACCTTGTACAAAAAGGTAGCCCAAAAGGTAGCCCTAACTTGGGGCTACCTTGTACTACCTTTTTAACGCTTGTGCTTAAAATATCCAAAAGGTAGCCCAAAGGTAGCCCCAAACAAGGGCTACCTTTTCACCTCTGTTATTTCCAAAAGGTAGCCCTTTGACAGGGCTACCT